CGACCCGTCAGAAGTCGCTCGTCGGCTCGCCGCCGGCCCGGGTGCCGAGCGCCCCCCAGATGCCGTACGGCGAGGAGCCGCCGAAGGTTACGCCTGAAGTGCGCAACAGGCTGGAGAAGTGCGCTTGGGATGTTTACAACATGGCTTGCAGGAGTTTGGAGCGCCCAGGCAACCGACCCGTGCTGACGGTCGAGCAGGCGTTGACGGGCGTCAAGGAGGTTTTTCTCCCTGGCGTTCCGAAGGACACGTCTGCTGGTTATCCTTGGCAGCAGTTCGGCATCAGCAAGAAGGAGCTACTAGACCCAGAGCACGAGCTTGGGCAGATGTTTAGGCAGCGATGCCAGGTGCTGTTTGATTACATTTGCCAGGGCAAGGAGTATGTGGGCCACTACGTGACTTTTCTCAAGGACGAGTTGAGGCCCATGGCCAAGGTACAGAGCGGCAGTACGCGTCCAATTCACGGGGCGCCTCTTGATTATGTGGTCTTGTACCGCATGCTGTTCAGCGCCTTTGAGGACTGGCTCAAGAAGGGTAAGCCATTTAATGGTTTTGGCGTGGGCGTGAATCCTTTGGGCGGGGACTGGGCAGTAGTTGCCCGTTACTTGGCAGGCACTGCTGAGGACCCTCTCGAGGCGACCGTTTTCGCCGGCGACCATTCCAAGTTCGATGCGCGCCAGCAAGGTGTGTATTTTAACTTGTGGGCAATGGTTGCCAACGAGTGGTATGATGACAGCCCTGGACACAAGGCTGCCCGGGCGCAGCTGATGAGCCACGTGTCAGCTCCGCTTTTGGTGGTTGGCCGAGATGTGTTCCAGTGGAAGAGAGGGCTGCCGAGCGGCCATCCTGGCACAGCGATGATCAACAGCTTCACCAATTTGGTGCTGCTCAGGGCTACGTTTGAGCGTCTCGCCCCGATGGGCATGGCGTTTGACCAGCACATTCGCGCTGTTGTGTGGGGAGATGATCACGTGGTTGCTCCATCTAGAGCTGCTGCCGCGTATTATAATCAGAACACGATCGTGCCGGAAATGGCTAGGTTAGGTTTTGACTATACCCCCGAG